CGGACTTCAACTCCATCATCTACTCGCCGATCAGTGCATGAGCTTTCTAACGTCTTTTTCGCGCTGGCTTGGGCGCAGCGCAGTGCTGGCCGATCGCACTGGCGATCAGCTTGTACTGCCTTCGTCCACCATCGTCGAGAACACGCAGACGCTCGGGCCTGACAGTGCGCTACAGCTCGCCACGCTGTACCGCTGCGTTGACCTACTAAGTAAGACCGTCGCCACGCTCCCGTTGTTTGTCTATGACCGCGATGCGGCCGGTCAGAAAATCCTCGCCAGAGGGACAACGCTTTGGCAGTTATTGCACGATGCCCCGAATGGCCGCATGACGCCCTCAGAATTTTGGGGCGCCATGATGCTGAACCTGATGTTGCGCGGGAATGCTTACGCGCGGGTGGCGCGCAATGGCCGTGGTGATCCGATAGCGCTTTGGCCGCTGTCGTCAGACCAGATCGTGCCTTATGTCGATCCTGAAACGGGCGACTTGTTCTACGAATACCAGCGCGAGACTGAGCGGCTGCTATTGCCGGGAGCAGAAGTCCTGCACATCAAGGACACCGGCAACGGCATGGTGGGGCTGTCGCGCATCGACTTCATGCGCGCGAGTGTGAACGAGGCGGCGCGCGCGCAGGCGCAGGCGACGCGCCTGTTTGCGAATGGCAACAAGCCCACCGGCCTTTTGATGGTGCCCGCCAAGTTGAGCGACGAACAGCGCGCGCGACTGCGTGCCAACTTTGGGGACATTGCGAGCGGCACTGAGTCGCGTTTGTTTGTCCTCGAAGCAGACATGAAGTATCAGGCGATCAGCCTTTCACCGCAGGACGTTGAACTGTTAGAGACGCGCCGTTTCACGGTGGAGGAAATTTGTCGCTGGTTCGGCGTGCCGCCTGTACTTGTCGGGCAAAGCAACGTAACCACCTGGGGAAGCGGCATCGAGCAAATCCTCGATGGCTTCTACAAGCTGACTGTTCGGCCCCTGCTGAGCATGATCGAACAAGCCATCTCGCGCCGCGTGCTGACTGCTTCTCAGCGTGCCAGCTACACCGTCGAATTCAGCTTTGACGCGCTCCTGCGCGCAAGCCTGAAAGACCGCATGGACATCTACGCGAAGGCCGTACAAAACGGCGTCATGACGCGCAACGAAGCGCGCCAGCTTGAAAACCTACCGCCCGTCGATGGCGGGCAGCTTGCAACTGCACAGATCAATCTAGCCCCGCTGCCGATGCTGGGCCAAGTTCAAGGAGCGGCCGATGCTGCACAAGACCCTATCGCTCAGTGACGCGGCCGTGAAGTTTTCGGACGATGGTGCCGCCACGTTTTCGGGCTACGCCTCCGTCTTTGGGGGCGTCGATTCTTACGGCGACACCATCATCCGTGGCGCGTATGACTACACGCTAAGGACGCACGGCAAGCCCAAGATGTTTGTCAATCACGACTCGATGGGCCTGCCCATTGGCAAGTGGGCGGTGGTCAAAGAAGACGATCACGGCTTACTTGTGCAGGGCGAATTCACGCCCGGCATGGCTCGCGCAGACGAGACGCGCGCCGCGCTGAAGCACGGCACGGTAGATGGCCTGTCGATTGGCTATCTGCTCAAGAAGGGCGATTACGAAGAAATGGAAGACGGCAAACGCATGATTAAGCGCGTCAGCCGCCTCTTTGAGGTGTCTGTAGTGACGTTTCCTGCCGACGAAGCTGCGCGGGTTGACCTCGGCAGCGTCAAAAGTGACGAGATTGAAGGTATCGAGACGGTGCGAGATTTTGAGTACTTCCTGCGGGATGCAGGCGGGCTCAGCAAAGGGCTGGCGCAAGCGCTCGTCGGCCGCGCGAGAGTGTTGTTTGGGACGGGGGAACCGGGCCTAAGCGGTACACAAGCGAAAGCTGCGCAAGAAGTACAGGCCATTTTGGATCGTATGCAATCCACGCTTCAAGTGCGCCTTATTCCGTAACTCATCCTGGAAGGAAAAGAAAATGGACCTCTCTGACATCATGAAGGGCGTCGGCGCCCTCGAAGCCAAGCTCAATGCCTACGCTGAGAAAGCCGAGCAAGAGATCAAGGCCGCCGGCTCTGTCTCCGTCGAAACCAAGGGCGCAATCGCTGCGCTCGGCACGCAACAGCGCGAGATTGCAGATCGCTTGCTCGCGCTGGAGCAAAAGCAAGGCGCGCCGCGCGAAGGTGACGCGCCGCAGACGATGGGTAGCCAGTTCATCGGCGCCGATCAGTACAAGGCCTTTGTCGGCGGCCAAGTGCGCACCGTGCGCATCGAGTTGAAAAACACCACGACCGGCAGTGACACGACTGTGGCTCCTGACCGTCGCGTTGGAGTGACTAGCGGTGCATTCCGCCGGTTTATGGTTGAGTCTGCAATGAACGCGCTGCCCACCACGAGCAACGCGGTCGAGTTCACGCGCGAAGCCACGTTTGTAAACAACGCGGCGGAGACGGCGGAAAGCAACGCGAAGCCGGAAACGGATATCACGTTTAACTTGCAAACCGCCCCGGTACGCACCATCGCTCACTGGACTCGCATCAGCCGTCAGCTTGCTGCGGATGCTCCCGCGGTCGCCGCCTACATCAACACCCGCATGCGTTATGGCGTTGATCTTCGCGTCGAGAATCAGCTCATCAACGGCAACGGCGCGGGCGCAAACCTGTCGGGCATTTTTAATACCGGCAACTTCACGCCGCACGGCTACACCGCCGCCAACATGACCGCCTGGGTCGGCAGCCCACAACGCTTTGACTTGATCCGCCGGGTCATCGGCGATCTTCAAGGCGCGGACTACCCGCCGAATGCAATCCTGCTGAACCCCACCGACTGGGCCGTCATTGAGGCCCTCAAGGACACGCAGGCTCGCTATCTGCTCGGCAATCCGGGTGGGGCAGCTGCGCCTGCAATCTGGGGCATCCCGGTGATCCCGACAAGCGCAGTCACTGCCGACACGTTCCTCGTCGGTGCGCTGGACATGGCCGCCACCATTTTCAATCGGGATGGTGTGGCCGTGGCGCTGTCGGAAGAAGACGCCAGCAACTTCACGACCAACCTCGTCACCATCCGCGCAGAGCGTCGCTTGGCACTCGGTATCGAGCGTCCTGCGGCATTGCGTGGCGGTGATCTGACCCCGGCCTAATCGGCTAACGCAGCGGAGCACATCAATGGAGCGCATCAAGTTCACCTCTACCTGCTACAGCACCCAGTTTGGGACGTTGACCGCGGGTGATCTGCTCACGTGCTCCGCTGCGCATGCCGCGCATTTTGTTGATGAATTGAAAATCGCAGATCGCGTAGCGCTGCCGGTCCCGGCGGACGTTGCGCCACCAGAAGCGCCGGTTCGCCGCCGCAAGCAATCCTGATTGAGGTTCAAATGGACCAGTTCTTCGCAAACGGCCGTCAGGGCCTCGGTACCGGCCTCATCGATCTCGACACGGCCGTCATCCGCGCTGCGCTGCTGCGCGGCTACACCTACAACAGCGCGCACGCGTTCGTCTCTGACGTGACCGGTGCCGGCGGCACGCTGGTCAGCACCGTCAACCTGGCCAGCGTCACGTTCTCGGACGGCGTTCTCGACGCGAACGACGCCACATTTACCGCCGTGGCTGCCGGCGCGGCTGTGCCAGCGATCCTGCTGTTTCAGGCCAGCGCCGTCACGGGCGGGGTCGATGTTGCGGCCACCGCCCAGCGCCTGGTCGCCATTCTCGACGGTCGATTCCGCTTCACCGTCGCAGCCGCGGCCGCAGGCGCAGCCGTTACTGTCACGGTCGAAGCGCTGCAGCTCGGCATCGCCAATGGTGCGGTCGCGACGCTGATCTCGGGAACCGGCCCCGCCACGATCACGCTGTCCGCCGCCGCATCGGCTGGCGCGCGGTCGCTGACCGTCTCTGCGCTGTCCTCCGGCGTCTCGGCCGACGCCGTGTACGAGGTCGCATACACCGGTAGCAACCTGCCCATCACGCCCAACGGCGGCGACATCGCGGCAGCGTGGAGCAACGGCGCCAACCGCATTTTGAGGATCTGAGGCGATGGCCGACAACGTCATCCTGCCAGGGACCGACGAGCCGGTCGCGACCGACGACATCGGCACGGCTCCGAACAACGCGCACTATCAGCGCGTCAAGCTGAGCGACGGCCTAGCCGACAGCACTGTGCACGCGCGTGTACTGGCGACCAATGCCGATGCCGGCACGGCTGGGCTTGTGGTGCGTAACACGCCACAGGACACGTGGAGCGTGTCTTTCACGCGCGCCAGCGCAGCGGGGCTTAATGCGCCCGGCATGACCCAGCGCCGTCTTGGCACAGGCATAACCGTCACTCAGTCGAACGGCAATCTGGTCGTCGGCGGCGGCACAACAGCTAACTCCGAATTCCTCGCGCGCTCTGATCGCTCATTCAATGGGGCGCTCATCCACCGGCATCAGTTGATTGCCTCGCAGCGCATTGCCAACACCAACTTCGCGGTGCTGCTGGCGGACATGTTCGCCGAGGGCGCGTCATGCACGATCAACAGCGCCACAAGCATCAGCGTCACCGTGACCGCGCACGGACTGACTGCCGACAACGTGGGCCAGTCAATGTTCGTGGGTGCGATCACTGGCGCAAACGGTGTTCCCGGGCGCTACGCGATTGCCTCAATCCCCAACGTTGACACGATTAACTTCACAGTGGCTGGCTGGCCCGCGTCGGGATCGTGTACGGTTGATCTTTTCGGTTGGAGTTATATCCGATGGCTCTACACGGGCACCACTGCGACGGCCGCGTCGGTTGACGCGCAGCGCTACGGGTACGCATCGGGCGACACCAGCGCGACGATCAATACGACCGCATCGCCCGGACACATGGCGCAGACGCAG